GGTTCGGCTGGAAAACGACCTCAGACTCGCCCACAAGGTCAGAGACAGACTTAGGTAGATTCTGTAAGTCTCCCACGTCAATAGTGGCTGTGCCTTTTCCCTGTAAAGCCTTTTCAACTTTTCCAGCTGCTTTTTGAACCTTCTGAGCATAGTTCCGTTGATCCCGTGCTACCTGTGTGGTTTTGGCTGCACGTTTCTTTGCAGCACGAACCTTCTTCTGTGTTTCTCGTCTGGCCAGTTCTGCCCGGGAGTAGTTATATACTGATTTGGGTTCTCCGGGCTTCTTCTTTGGCCTACCGCGCTTTTTCGGCGGATCTGGCTGCTGTTCGTCCACGACAGACTTTACCCCCTTGTGCCATTTCTTCTTTAGGTGCAATACGTGGTTTTTTCTTCGGAACATACATGCCAGACTCTGTGTCATATCCTTTACTGGACATGTTCATGTCTGTCTTGTATTCGTTTGCTTTATCTCGTCTGCTCTGACGGATCTTTTCCGCCCTTTTTCCACCTAGCACCGTTGCTGAACTGACGGGCTTGAATGTTTCAGAATCAAACTCACGTAAGCGCACACGACTATTCAATAGATCATTAGTTGACTTGTCTTTGGGGACTGCAGCAATATTTTCATTTGCAACAATCTCCTTGTAGATTTTTTGCTGCCCGGGGGACAACTTATCTACTTCCGACTTTGTAATCTTGCGAAATTCAGTATTAAACTTCTTTCTAAATTTATCATATTCATCGAGTGCCATGATTGTTCCTTATCATCCGTCTATGACGACTTCCTTTTTCGGGGGCAGCAACACAACGCCATGAACAGCTTGAACGTTGTGGTTGATTGTCTCCTGTTTCGCCAAACCAACACGATTGAGCAACGATTCGGCTGCGCGGAAACGAAGATCGTCTCCTCTTTCCGGAACTTGGTTGTCAATGGTGCTGATTACCCTGTTCGCAGCCTTCAAAGCGTTGGCTGATAACAGGTGTTTTGTCCGTTCGATGATTTCATCGGACAAGGTATCCTTTAGCCACGTCACAGAGCCGCGTGAGTAGCCCGCATCTAGGGCTGCTTGTGTAACATGACCGCCATTTTCAAACAACAGGTCTAGGAAAGACTGTTGCTGGGCGGTTAGTTCGCGCTTCTTGTGCTGTTGTGGCAACAAATTCATGGTATCTACGTTTCAATCTTGTTTTTATCTACGTAACACATGGAATCAAACTTAATATAGCCGGGATATATCTGGGGAATGTCCCGGGCCATCTCCTCTATACGGGCTTCGCAGTCCTTTTCACGTAGATAGGGACCTCTTATGTCCTCGATAACGGCACACGGGGCCATATAGGGTAACATACAGGCCAAAACAACTGCTTCAAACATGGTATTGGTCCTGCTATAATGGAAAGGAGAGGCTGACCAGCCTGACGAACATCCCTCTTTCATAGAATCGGGGGTTTGTGCGTGGATGTGTGCTGGTTTGGTGCAACCCCTCATTGTTATTTTAGGTTCCGTGCAACTCATTGTCAAGCAACAATGCACGGGAAAACCCCAAATATACCAAAAAAAATAATTCGAGGGGGTCTTTTTTAGAAAAAAGGGCTAAAAAAGTGACCCGGGGGGGTTGACAAGACGGGATCAGACCTATACAATGGCTTCAGAGCCTCCCGGGTAAATATATACTACACCCACCCGGGCCTATATAAGGGATACCCTAGCGTAGTTGCTGGGGTGTCCCTTTTTCTTTGCCGGGGCTACCGGGGCTACCTATAGGTTACCCCTAAGGTGTTGCCGGGAAAACCATACAGGTAACCCAATTCCCAACAAAATATGCCGACATTGCATAGACATTATACCGGACCCCCGGGTGGCCCATGCGGGCGGGTGTTGGCAGATTTTTATGTTTCCTCATCGGTGATGCCCAAGGGTCAGCCCCGCCCCCTATCTTCCCAGCAACCCCGCCGGGATGCCCCGCCGGGTTAATTATGGCACACGCATATATGCGCGTATGGTAATTTGTCATGTGAATAACGGGGGGCATGGTCGGGAATCCCTGTGGGTATAAATAGCCTATCAGGACAGCCCCGCCCGGGATAATGCCCGGGATTACAAGCGGATATCTATTAATCTGCCCCCCATACGAAAAAAGCCCCGCCGGGACTAGCCAGACGGGGCCAAGTTGGGGGCGGGACAAGGGGGAGGAAAAACCCTGCCCCAGCCCGGTTGCCGGGGATCCCTACTCTTTGATGATCACCGGAATATCAAGATTGGATACCTTGCGGGGATGCTGGTTGGCATAGGTTGTCCCAAGCCCGGTTACTTCTAAGAGGTCATCTAAAACCCCCAGTTGGCTACGGATGGATGACACAAGATGGTTGATCATCCGGGCTTCATCTCTGGTGATTACCAAGTGCTGATCCAAGTTTTCTTCTTTGAGGTTCAATTTGGTGATGGTTGCCATAGTCCTAGTTCCTTTTCTTCGGTTGATAAAGAGGCCGGACGATATGCCCGGCCCCCCCTTTATATCAGGCTTGCTTCTTCTGATCAACCCAATAAATTTTGTAGTAACCCTTGCGGTGTTTTTGGGTCGCTACAGTCTTCTTCTGAATATCGATCCCCTGCGATCTCAGCCGGGCCATAAGATGGTGAACATTAGCAGAAGATAAGCCTAGCCGCCCCGCAATCGTTGCCGGGGCCTGTCGGTTTTCCTGCAGGATAGACAAAACCTGTTTTTCCCGCCGGGTCAGGGTGCGGGGGATATCCCCCTGCCCAGTTGCCGGGGCTGCTGCCGGGGCAGTTGCCAGCTGGTCGTGGAGTTCGTCAGCCAGTTTGATATGATCCAGTGCGATTCTCTTGTGAATTTGGATCAGGCTTTTAATTTGTTCATGGTTCATCATGGTTTCAGTTCCTTTCTTTCTCGTCACCAGATTATAACAAGGATCAGGATTATGGCGACTACAATCAAGATCCGGTAAAGAAGATAAGCACCCTCTAGTTCATCATTCATCAGGCGGCCACCCCCTCAAGGCTGGCCCATTCAGGACTGGCAAGGACTGCCCGGATCTTGGTTTCCCGGCTTCTTTCCCGGTCATGGTTGGATGCCCCGGATCTGCCCCGGCTGGCTTCAGTGTGAGTTGACCAATGGGTCAGGGCATTGTATCCGGCCCACATAGTTTCGCCCAGTTCCCCGGCTTCTTGATGATATTGTTTAATCATCCATTTATGCAGTTCTACATTATACTGCGGCTTGTCCGGATCTTTATTGGTTGCATGACACAAGGTCGCCTTGAGTAGGTCGCTGAATTGATCCACAGATAGCCGGGTTACTGCCCAGCTATCCATCAGTTCCCGCTGGCCTTGAAACATTGCAAGGCTGGCCGTCATCTTCAAGGTTATGGCCCCGGTGTTCAAGTTGCGGGTATGTTTTCTTTTCTGGTGATATGCCTTCTGGCCCCCAAAGACTAAGGAATTGCGGCATAGATCCCGATATGCCCCGCTGAACACCTGAAAAGCCCAAGATTGATCAACGCTGTTGAAGATATCCAACCGCGGCGCGACTGTATCCTGCCCGGCCCTGCTTTTAACTTCACTGGTCAGCCCGTCAAAACGGATCGTTCGGTGCATCTTCAGGCCGCCGTCAAATAGGCGGTCAATCACAGTCACCCGGCCCAGTTCTGGCCCCAGTTCGCTATTCCACAGTTGATCGTTATTCTTGGCCAATACTTTCTCATAGGGTTCTAGGCTATAACTATCTGCGACTGGTCGCATATCGCACACTTGATCGGTCGCCCGGTTATAGATTGCGGAATAGCCGGGCATTTCTTCAGACTGAAACAGATCCGGGCCGGCTGGCCGGATAACTTCCACCGGGATCTTTTCAAAGACTGCCCGCTGCTCATACAGGGACAGATCCCGAACGCTATCATGGACATATTCAAAACCGCCCCGGCCCCGTTGCTGGATGGTCGGCTGTTCAATGGTTGCTATATCAAGCATGGTTCTTTTCCTTTCTCAATGGCCCGGCAGGATGCCCGGCCCTGCTTCCTTGTTACCACAGATAAAAACAGGAAAACAAGCAAAAAAAGAGACCGGGCAAAAAATCTGCCCGGCCCCCCTGCAAAACGGCCCCGCGACTCGCCGCCCTGCCCTGCCAATACCGCCCCCGGGAAAAGGAAGAAACCCATACAGACATATCAGCCCCAATTTATAGCGTCAGATTTTGGTATCCTAATGAGTTGCAAATATAACCTGCCGATCCTGCGCTTGCCAGCAAGCCGCGCATGATGCACAATTTGCAACCTGCCCGGTTTGTTCTGGACAGGCAAAAGATTTGCCCGGGACAGGTTCGGCCCGTTCTTCGGACAGGGCCGCAAAATTATGATCCAGCGCATCGGAAAAGCGGACGGAAAACCGCTGCCCGTATTTTTCCCGGACAATCCCGATAAGTTGGCCTAGCATACTTGCCGGGGCATGGCCCGTGAATCCCCAGACTGCCAGATTGTCATACTTGGCCAGCATATTATCCCATAGCTGAACATAGGCCGGGGAATAGAAATCACCCAAGACATGAAGCCGGACAATTACACCTTTATATAGGCGGGTATGTTCCTGCAGTTCTGCCCGGATCCGTTTTTCCAGTTCTGGCCCGTGTTCTATTCTATGGGCAAAAGCCATATTGTTACCGTAACAAGTGTCCCAGTGATAGCAATAACGGGGACAGGTTGCCCGTTCTTCTAGGGTCAGGGTCATGATCACATATCCCCGGAAGATCCCCTTGCGGATAATGGGAAGCCCGCGCTTGTCTGCTATCTTGTTATTTTTGGAAAACTTAAGAACGCCTGTTTTATAATCAGCAAGAGATCGCCGGGCTTTGGGATACATGGTCGCTGCTGGTTTATTTATATCTGCCTTTTTCATGGTTCCTTTTTCCTTTTTCCTTGTTTGGTTCCGATCCCTACCTACACCGGGCAAGGCCGCTTGTCAAATACAATAGGCGTTTTTTTCTGGATATCGCCTAGATAACAAACAGCGCACAAGACAGACCAATCATCCGGCTTGACCACCCCCGGTTCCCCGCAACGATCACAGGGCAATCTATCGGTGTGTCTTTTATAGTGTCGTGATTTGGTAGTGTCAGAATTTGTCATGGTTTGTCTTAGTGTCCCTATTTGGTAGTGTCAGGATTTGTCAGTATTTGACAACAGAGTATCGCCGCCCCTCTTGGTGTAGGCGGGCTTGGTATCGGTGCATCTGTGGCTTGGCCCGTGTCCCCCGGCGTTCCATCATGGGGATCCACTTCTTGGCGTGGCGTATCCCTGCCTTTAGTTCCCTGTCGCTGTAGTGTGGCAGGGTTTGTCTTATCTTGCCGAAAGTATCCCGGCCATCCCGGACTGCCCCGATTATCTCTGTGGCCACTTTGTCTTTGTAGGCCCCAGTCAAGCGTGGCTTGTTTGTCTCCGGTTCGATCCATGTGTGGCTTGGTTTGTCATCCTGTTTGTCAGGGACAACACAGTCAGGATGTCCCCGCAACAGGAAGGTCGGGATAGGTGGCAGGTCGTCAGAATTTTGCAACATACTTCTCGCCCCGGTCGCGTTGTTCGCGTAGTTCCTTGTATTCGGCCCAGAGGTGGGTGGCATCTTTGCCATCCCACTCGAGGTCAGTTATCTGCTTCATCAAGTTGACCATGACCCGTTCTATCGGTTCGTATAGTTCGGACAGGTCGCGGCTTGGGATCAGGCTAGTCATGTGATTACTCCTAATCAGTCTGGTCTACAGAAACCAATTCATAGTCACCAAATATGACACGCACCTGTTCTTCACTATACGCATACACATAGATGTATGGCTCTATTCCATAAGTCTTCGCAAACTCTACATAGTATCTATTCATCGTAGTTCTCCAGTTCGTCCCGTTCTATCATCTCCAGAATAATCTGGTCAATGTAATCGTAGAATGTGTCGCTGTGCCGCTTCAGCATAGCCAGCACCTTTTCAGCGTCCGGGGTATCACCCATCAGGCTGTCAATCCAGTCAGTGTCTATCGTAATCTGCATAGGTTCCTTACTCATCATACTGTCCTTCCCATACTCTTACCAGAATCATCATCGGGTTTTTCTTATCTACAGTGAGGCCGCTATCATCGAAGTCCCACTCCACCAGACAATCAGGCCCATAGCTGTCCTTGCACAGTTCCCGTATGTCGTCAAGTAGTTTTGAAAAAACTGTTTCACTGTTCATCATTGGCCACCATCAGGGATCGTATCTTCCAGACAGAATTATCCATATTGACTATATCCTCATACATTGGGTGGCACAGTTCCCTATAGCTTTGTGTCATTTGTTCCCAGTTATTAAGCAACACCAGCAGGGCTTCCTGCTGTGCTTCACTCAAGGATTTCCATGTCTTTATACGCTTCTTCTGCATTTCTGTGTATTCCATTTTCTACTCCTCATCGTTGCCAGTTTCATTACCTATACAACAAACAAATACACCTGTCAACACCCAAAAGAAAACGGGGCCGGAATAAATCCAGCCCCGCTTCCCGGAGAAAGGAACCACACCCTACCTAGACTTCGTAGGGTATAGC